ATGGAATGATGAACAAAATTCTTGGCGGATAATGCCAGTTAACAAAGGAAGGAAGACACAATGAAATGGATTTTAAATAGACTGTCTGAACCATCATCTTGGGGTGCTATTGGAGTTGGCGTAATTGCTGTAGGAACAATCATAGGAATAGGCGAATTAGTTTTCGTCGGCTTGGGTTGTGCTATTCTTGGTTTAATTCTTTCAGAAGAAGCAAAGAAGTAAATGGCAAAGCAAGGATTGTATTCTAACATAGCTGCCAAAAAAGCTAGAATAAAAGCTGGCTCTGGCGAAAAGATGCGTAAAGTTGGCTCCGCAGGTGCACCCACCAAAGGTGCATTTAAAGCTGCGGCCAAAACAGTTAAGAAAAGGAAAACGTAATGGGCAAAGGTCTGAAGCATTACTTTAAGACTGGTAAAGAGCATAAGGGTGCGACCCACAAAGATGCAAAAGGCAAAGTTATGTCTGGGGCAAATCACACTGCGGGTAGTAAATATCTGGTTCACATGACAGACCTCTCTGCCACAGCTAAGAAAAAAGCTAGGGCATAATGGCTACATACAAAGGTAGAAGTGTAAAACTTAACAACCCCAGACGCATATCAAAAGGCGAAACAAGTTACGGCAAAAAGAAGTCTGTAGTTTATGTTAAAGATGGTGAGAAGGTTAAGCGCGTTACTTTTGGTGATCCTAATATGCGTATAAAGAAGAATCAAAAAGGTCGCAGGAGCAATTTTAGATCTAGACATAATTGCGATACTCCTGGACCAAAAACAAAAGCAAGATATTGGTCTTGCAGGGCATGGTGAGATGGCAAGAGCAGCAGTTAAAAAAGTAGCACAAGCTGAAATCAGAGCAGCAAAAAGTTTTCTAAAGCGCAGAGGTTTAGATAATGAAGATGTAAGCCCAAGGAAATTTGCCCAAGCAGCAAAAGAATTAGATAAAGGCTTTGTAGAGACTCTTAGAATTTTAGCTCGCGTATTATCAGGTGGACAAGTTTAGTGGCAGAAGCTATTGAAAAAGGTGCATTAGCCGCAAGCGAGATTCCCAATGGCGTTGAATAGGGCATCCTTTGGGAAGTTAATGAAGCCCAGAAACAAAAAGGAGATTAAAGTGAAAAAAGGCGGAAAGAAAAAAGGCGGAAAAAAGAAAGGTTACTAAATGAGTGAAGATGTAACAGTATTCGTCAAAGGCGTTTCTATGTCTGGAAAGGTAAAGGATGACGATAACAGATCTACTTCAGAAGATAAAAGACAATCTGAAGAAGGAACGGCTAGAGATAGCTGAAAAAATGGTTCTAGGTCGGGAAGCCGATTTTGGATCATACCAAAAAGACGTTGGAATTGCAGAGGGGTTACTTAGATCTTCTGACCTGATCGACGACACATTAAAAAACTTTAACAGAGAGGATGAATAAACATGTCTCATCAACATGCAGTCTGGAAAGACGAAGAAACCGAAGAAAGTGTAACTCAGGCCGAATTGCCAAAGCCACTTAATTGGAAAGTTCTAGTTCAACCAAATCAGGTGAACATGAAAACAAAGGGCGGATTATTCCTAGCCCCTATCTCAAAAGACAATGAAGAATATCTGACAGCCCACGGCAGAATTGTAGCTGTAGGTGATTTAGCATACCGAGATCGTGACACGGGAGAGGCTTGGAAGACGTTAAGTCCACAAGTTAATGATCGTGTGACGTATGGAAAGTACGCAGGTCAGAAAATTGTAGTCAATGGAGTTAAGTTACTTTTGTTGAATGACGATGAATTAACATCGATCGTTCCCGAAGGTGCTAAAATTTCCGCATATCTAGCGTAAAACTTGGAGAACGCAACCATGAGTAATGAAGCAGACGGAGTGATCGAAGAGATCAATGAAGAAATAAAAAAAGCACAGGCAGACCCTGAAGATTTTCAAATAGAAATCACTGACGACCCTCAAGAGGAAGTCGATGATATTGTTGAAGAAGAAAAAAAGGATGGGCCTGAATATGGAGAGAAGGTTCAGAAGAGAATCCAGAAGTTAGTCGCCCAACGTAGGGAGGCAGAAGTTCAGTCAAGGCAGATCCAAGAACAGAACGCGCAACTTGCCGCTAGACTTGAACGACTTGAGAAAGGATCTCAGCAAAGTTCTGAGAATGCCTTTAACCAGAGATACGCACAAACTAAGGAAGCTCTAAAGAAAGCTATCGAGGAGGGAGACACTGACGCTCAGTTAGATTTCTCAGAGCAAATAGCTGACTACCGTGCGGCAATGCGTGTATCTGAAATGCAGAGAAATCAAAGAGCGCAACAGGAAACTGCATCTCCAACTGTAGGTCGAGCGCAACAAGCGGCTCAAAACCCAGCACCTCAAAAAGCAATGCAGTGGTGGGAGAGAAATAACTGGTTTAACGGTCAGGGATACGAGCGAGAAACTGCGGCCGCAAGAGCCATTGATGTCCAATTAGACATTGAAGGATTTGATAAAGATTCAGATGATTATTATGATCAGTTAAATAATCGTTTACATAATGTATTTCCTGAGTTAGTTTCAGGATCAAGTCCAAGTAACACGAAGAGAACAAAAAGTAGATCACCAGTCGCGCCCTCTACAGGCGGTTCTCCAAACTACAAGGGCAACAGGGTTCGCTTGACTAAGCAACAACTCAGTGCGGCTAGAGAAGTTGGAATAACAACTGAGGATGGTTTAAAACGCTACGCCTCAGAAATTAGAAAACTTGAAAGGAGCTAAATTATGACTGAAGCAAGAAATGTTCGCGCAAGTGAGACCCGTGATTCTGTTAGGTCGGAGCAATCTCGCCCCGATACAACATGGTCACCACCAGCATTGTTGGATGCACCAAAGGCTCGTCCTGGTTACGTTCAACGATGGATAACCACCTCGATTCTGGGGAAAGAAACACAAGACAACGTATACAAACGTATGCGAGAAGGATGGACACCACGCCCAGCAGATACCGTAAAAGATGATTCACTCTTTTCGACTATTAACCACGGACAGTGGGCAGGATCAATTGGAGTTGAAGGCATGTTGCTATGTGAAATGCCTATCGAGAAAAAGGAAGCCCAAAGGGCTTACTATGAAGGTAGGAATGCAGAGCAAAATGAATCAGTTGTAGGAGAGCTTGACGCGCTAGGCAGGAACAATGGACAACCAATCTTTCAAGAAAGGAAGTCTTCATCGAGCCGTGGCAGACCCTCGTCTGCTATGGATGATTAAAATTAAACTCTAAAGGAGAGAAAATATGGCTAATGCAGATGCCGCATTTGGGTTCGTCCCAACTCGCCACATGAGTGGTAATGCACCACGGACTAACAAGTATACTTGTGCAAGTGAACTAGCAGAGAACATCTTTAAAGGTGATCTTTGTATTGTCATTAGTACAGGCTTGATAACTCCACATACAGCAACAGAGGTCAATAATATTGGTGTCTTTGATGGTGTAAGCTATACCGCAAGTGATGGCTCATACGTTTACAGTGAATACTGGCCTTCAGGCACAGCCGCCACAGATATAATTATTTATATCTATGACGACCCGTACACTGTATTCAAAGTTCAATCAGCAGGTACTACTGCACAAACAAATATCGGAAATTGTGCCGATGTTGTCGCAGGAGCAGGTTCGGCCGTATCAGGTCATTCTGGGTTTGAAATTAGTGGAACTATGGCCGCAGGTACAGCTACTTGTAAGATCATGGCTCTTTACGATGCACCAGAAAATACTTTTGGTGCGAATGCTGTCATGGAAGTGCTAATAAACGAGCATCTCCTAAAACAGACCGCAGGTATATAGAAAGGGTATAGAAAATGGCTATGAATAGAGCAAGTTTTGCTAAAATGCTAGAACCAGGTCTTAATACCTTGTTTGGCTTAGAGTACGATAGTTATCCCCCTGAGTGGACAGACGTTTTTTCCAGCAACACAAGTAGTAAAGCATTTGAAGAAGATGTGTTATTACAAGGTTTTGGAAATGCGCCTACCAAAAATGAGGGTAGCTCAATATCATACGATGACGCTGGACAGCAATGGACAGCACGCTATCAGCATGAAACAATCGCTTTGGCTTTCGCTATTACGGAAGAAGCCGAAGAGGACGGCCAATATGGAAGTCTTGCTTCACGTTACACTAAGGCACTAGCCCGTTCTATGGCTTCCACT